TTTGTGGGTTGAGAAGTATCGTCCTCGAGTAATCGATGACTGCGTTCTTCCCGATTCTCTCAAGAAAACTTTTCGAGAATTCATTGACTCGGGTGAGCTTCCCAACTTCCTCTTCTGCGGAGGAGCTGGAGTTGGGAAGACTACTGTTGCTAAGGCGCTGTGCGCTGAAGTTGGAGCTGAGTACCTATTCGTCAACGGCTCTGAAGAATCAGGCATCGACGTTCTTCGCAACAAGATTAAGAACTTTGCTTCTACAGTTTCACTCACCGACGCTAAGAAGGTAGTGATCCTAGACGAGGCTGACTACCTCAATCCCAACTCCACTCAGCCAGCGCTTCGTGGGTTTATCGAGGAGTTCAGCAACAACTGCAGGTTCATCTTCACCTGTAACTTTAAGAATCGAATCATTGAACCCCTTCACTCTCGATGCTCCGTTGTCGAGTTTAAGGTTGGAGACTCTGAGAAGCCAAAGATCATGGCTCAAGTCTTCAAGCGAGTGACGTCTATTCTTAAGCAGGAGAGTGTCGAGTTTGATCCCAAGATCATCGCTTCATTGGTTGCTAAGTACTTTCCTGACTTTCGTAGAATCATCAACGAACTTCAGCGATACTCAGTTTCAGGAAAGATCGACTCAGGTATCCTAGTCAACCTAGACGAGTCGACGTACACTGAACTTCTAAAGCACATGAAGGAAAAGAACTTCACTGAAGTTCGTAAGTGGGTCGGCAAGAACTCAGATGTAGACTCGTCTGAACTGTTCAGAAAGTTCTATGATAAGGCGACCGACTACATGGAACTACAATCAGTTCCTCAGATGGTTCTCATCATCGCTGAGTATCAGTATCGAGCGGCGTTCGTCGCAGATCGCGAAATCAACACTATGGCTGCACTCACCGAGATGATGGCTCAATTGAAGTTTAAGTGATGGACGACATATTCTTCGCTCTGATAATAATCGCGAATTTCGTTTGCGGTTATCTCTTAGGATGGAAGATGCGAGAGATGCTGGCTATTCGCCGAATGAATGATCACTTTATCACGGCCCAAGAAAAACTTAAACAACTGCACGAAAAAGATATAGTAGACATCACGATAGAGAAACACGATGGAACTCTCTTTGTATATAATAAGCGTACCAGTGAATACATGGCACATGGAGAAACGCAGGAGAAGCTTGAAAAGATGCTAGCGGAAAAGTATCCCGGTAAGATGTTCAACGCTTCCACTGAAGATATGGAGAAGATGCACAGTGAGTCCGTTTGACTTTCTCAACTCTATCAACGACACTAAGACGAATCTCTTCGATGAAGATCCGCTGTGTGAAAAAGACTACTCAGCTTTCATGGTGAATAGAGGTCTATCATACTTCTATGATACAGTGCTACTCGCGAACGAGATGAATAGGTATCCTCAACTAGATAAGAGGATGCAGTACGAGTTCTATCTCGCTTCAGTTAGAAAGAAGCGAAGATTCTCCAAGTGGTCAAAGGTTGACAAGCACGAAGACGCTGAACTAGTGAGTAGGGAATACGGCTACTCCAAGGAGCGAGCTATAGAGGCGCTATCGCTTTTGACGAATGAGCAGTTAACTTCGCTTAAGGAGAAGTATAAAATCGGAGGTAGATGATTATATAAATAAGACAGTGCATCGTCATGACATAGATAAGAAGGAATGTGAGATGACTGTTGAATCAATATATTACGATTGGACTCCAGACTCGATGCTGGAAGTCAAGTTACCAGAACCAGATAACTTTCTAAAAATCAAAGAAACTCTTACTCGAATAGGAGTCGCTTCTCGTAAGGACAAGATACTATATCAGTCGTGTCACATCCTTCATAAACAGGGTCGCTATTTCATAGTTCACTTTAAAGAACTATTCGCCCTCGATGGAAAGGAATCCAACATCTCGGTTGGAGACATCGAGAGAAGAAATACGATAGCGGGTCTCTTAGAAGAGTGGGGCCTGTTGAAGATAAATAATCCGTTGAAAGCAGCACAGAAAGTGTCGCTTTCACAGATTAAAGTAGTCTCTTTTAAAGAGAAGAGTGCTTGGCAGCTCGTTGCTAAGTATAATATTGGTAAAAAATCGAGCAAATAATGGAGTAACCATGCTTAAACTTGAATTGTCTCTAGATGAAACTAACGCCGTCCTAGCATCTCTCGGCAAGATGCCTTTTGAAGCAGTCGCAGGATTGATTCAAAAGATCAAAGACCAGGCTGTCCCTCAGTTGCAAAATATGCCAGCGGAAGCGCCGGCTGAGCAACCAGCCGAATAATTTCCTCGGGATGGGAACTAGCAGTGAGGGGGTCGGCTAGTAAAACATTCCCCTCACCTTATTCATCCCACTACCTGGGACCGTTTGATGCTACGTAAAGGCGTCCGACAACTCGACGTAAATGAGTCGCGTAACTACACTGACGGCGCGTAGTCTGTCCCTGTATAAAGTAAGCAGGACGTATAAATAGAGTAGCGATGCCGTAAGGGTCGCTATTTTATAACCTCGCTTAATAGGAGAAAAACTATGACATCACTGCCACAACTTGGCCTCGCCGCTTTTGGTCCAGCTTTCAAAGACTTTGACAAGTACTTTGTTGGTTTTGAGGATCAGCTCAACAAGCTCTCTAAGGTTCACGACGATCTAACGAAGAGCATTCCCAACTACCCTCCATACAACATTAAGAAGACTGGTGACAACACCTACGTCATCGAACTCGCCGTTGCTGGATTCGGTAAGCAAGACGTTGAGATCGAATTAGCAGACAACAAGCTAATCGTTCGCGGAAACATCGCAGACAACACCGACGAAAACTTCATCTTCAAGGGTATCGCCAACAGAGCGTTCACTCGTTCATTCATGATCGACGATCAGATTGAAGTTCAAGATGCCGAGATGATCAACGGTATGCTGCGCATCTTCCTGGAAAAGCTTATTCCAGAACACAAGAAGCCAAAGAAGATCGAAGTAAAAGAGAAAGCTGAAAAGACTTCACCATCGTCAAAGAAATACTTGGCGGAGTGATCATGCTAAAGCTATTTAAAGACGCTCTACTGAGCGTGCTTCAATATTCTAATGAATATCACGAGTACAAGCTTAAACAACTTGAAAAGTGTGGTCATCTTGGTTGGTACTATTGATGAATAAAGAAGCCCTACTAGAATCATTTTTATCATGGGCGAAAACTACTTTCACTGACGCGTACAAGAGAGAAGTAGAGGAATACTTATCTCAGTCGGCAGACTACGCTGACTTAGATCAGAGAATCAAACTTCTTAAAGTTCGCGGATTATTTTAAGGATACATCATGAATATCGTAGCTTTAAAGCTACTCAATGGAGAGGACGTTCTCTGCGATCTAATCTATGAGGACGCTAATCACTTTGAAGTTGAAAGCCCTGCGAACATCGTGAGTCAGCCAACTGTAGATGGTCGAGGAATGAGCCTTGGTCTCGCTCCATATCTTCCATTTGCAGCTTCGAAGAAAGTGAAGATCGTCAAATCTTCCATCATCACGATGTATGAGCCAGATCAAAAGTTGTCTAACGAGTACAACAGGATCTTTGGAAGTGGAATAGTTATCGCGGGAGCGGGAGACATTCCTCGCTAAATTTTGATTACTTTTTAGCTTCAAAGGGAGTATAATTACTATACTCCCTTTTCGCTTTATTATGAAATTCTACACTGCAATCTCTAGGTACGGAAAGAACATCCTCTATCGAGGATATGAAGATGGACGCCGCGTGAAGCGAAAGATTCCATTCAAGCCAACCCTCTACCTCAAGGGTAGTAAGAAGTCAGGATTCAAGACACTCGACGGAATGCAAGTTGATCCTATCAAGTTCGACTCTATGTCGGATGCGAAGGACTTCGTCGAGAAGTACAAGGAAGTCGAGAACTTCAAAGTCTATGGTAACACCAACTACGTAGCTCAGTTCGTCGCTGAAGAGTTTCCAAACGATATCAAGTTTGATCGCAACAAGATTCGAGTTCACAACATCGACATCGAAGTAGCGTCAGACGCTGGATTCCCTGAACCAGAATTCGCGAATCATCCCGTTATATCCATCACCATCTACGACAATGTGATGGACAAGTATTTCGTCTGGGGTCTAGACGAGTATGACCCTTCGAAGTCTGAGCTCAAAGACATCGAGATCTCCTACACCAAATGCCGTGATGAAGCAAACCTACTGAAGTTCTTCATTCAGTTCTGGTTCGACGAGTTTACATGT